GAGCAACCAACAAAGGCTGTGCAATCTTCTCTAAGACTATTCCTCTTTCGGTTGCCTCCGAGGCCAGCGACTCCCCTGCCCACTGTGGGTAGAGGAGATTGCCCAAAGGTCCACGCGTACGTTGAATCCATACGACGTCACGAGTTGGCTGGGGGGGATTATCTAAGTCCGCTCCTTCGGGTACCTCAATCCCGGAGAAGTGAGCTCGGATTGCCCTCTTCAGCTTCTTCTCGCGAAGGGCAGGTATACGGCCAGGGGAACCTCCCATCATAAGTACTAAGTCGACGAATGACCTTTCGGTCGTTACTTCGACGAGTTCCTTATATGTGGGGCCCTTGCACCATATAACCTGTCCGACGTCTTCTGGACGAGCGTCTTCTTGCAAGGATCGCTTGAAGGTCCCTCCTTCAAAGAATGAAGCGAGGTCCCATCCTACCATTTCAGAAGCCATCTGCCACGTAGGGTCGATGACCCCACGGATGAGCGTCGGTACTGACTTGCCTTCGCATTCGCGAAGAGCAGCCAAGTAGCGTCGTTCTTTAGCAGGTTTCTGGAGTGGTCCAGGAATGGGACACCCGTTTCCTCCTTGAACAAGAGGTAAACCGTCAACTAATCCAAGGCTTACGCCGTAATCTCTCAGCCACTTCATCCGCCCAAGAAAGCGGATAAGGTTAGGGTGGCCTTCAGGATGCGTAGTAGCAATCGAGTTGACCGCCAAGAGCAATTTCAAACGCTCAGGCACAACGAGCCCGGGTCCGTGCCCTCGGAGCTCCACGACCTGTTCGGGTCGGACGAGGCCTCTCAACGGTATAGCGCCATGCCGGCGCCCACCATTGATGAGCCCGTCCTCTACGGACAGTTCGAAGAGTCGTTCGAGGAACACAGCCCGGGGTCTAGTTGAACCTAGCACCCTGAAATGCTTCCCTGGTGATTCAGCTCCTCCACACTCTTTCACAATCTCGGAATACCTATCGGAAACGTCATTCCAAGTGCAAGCAAGCCCATCGTCGCCACAGATTACAAATCTGTTGACGGCGAAGGCTTCTTTACTTGAGATGCGCCTCTCCCTAGCGACTCGGGTTACCGCCTCTGACCACCAAAACAGGTGTATCAGGGAAAGTATTGCCCAAGAAGTCGGGAGACCCATTAGGATGCCGCGACTGCTCCGGAATGTGGCCCCATCGGGGTAACAGAGGTCCTGAGGACCCGTAAGGGTCTTCAAGACTTCTGCTTCCCAAACGGGGAGCTTCTTCGAATCACGAAGTCCATCCACGATCGCCCCACACAAGTCATGTGGGAGAAGGTCCGTGGCGTTCTTAAGGTCAGTCGATGTGACACAGTCACCCGACGAGCCGTTAAAGAACGCCAGCAGGTCTTCATCCCTCACGCCTATGAGGGTCGACCGGGCTGAAGGATCACGTCTTAAGCCAGCAAGTAGCCGCTTACGTATTGCGTGTCCTAAAAGTGAATAGGCAGCTGACGGGGTCGTCACGACTCTTGCTTTAAGACCTCGCTCTGGTAAAGCCACGACTTTATGTGGGGGAGTCCCCCTCATTAAGAGGTCGCGGCCATGTGCCAAGAGTGAGGCGTCTTGAATAAGAGTAGTGGCGTCCTGCGGCGGGAGCTTACTTACTAGCTCAGAGTAGAAGGCTGAAGCTTCAGGGTGAACCCCGAGATCGGAAACAAATTTCCGGAGCCCGCCTTTAGTCGCGGTGTGCTCAGCACACGCCGACAAAGTCGGGACTCCAGGAGATGAAACCTTTCTTGGATCACCTAGAAACCTACCAGCCCACCTCTTTGCGAACTTGTATGCCCGCCCGAGGAGTACCGTATCAGTTTTCCATTCACTAGACAGATTAGACTTGTGTGTTTGGAGGTTCTCAGTACACGAGGCCGAAGAGCCAACGGGAAGAGCGCGACCAACGAATGACGCCTGTGCATGTACATCGCTGCCGGATCTCTCGATCCAGCACTGACGTGCAG